TGTCTCGCCAAACGCATTCCCTCGAAATTTCGATGACCGGGATGTCTGGGTCGGGAACAGGCAGAGCGGTGATGTCGTCAGTCGAGATAACCATCCAAAGTGGTTCGTCGACGGGACAGTTGAGGTAGCCGTAGTTGCCGGCAGGAACCTCAGGACGTTGGTCCATCGGGTCGATGGGATTGGTGAGCCGCTGGTTGCGGTCCTTCTTGGGGTGGATAGTGAACGAGAAGTACTTGATGTTACCAGTCGTACCCTTCGTCTCGTCATCGTGCTTCGTGGAGTTGAAGAACAGACGCTTCGTCCAGTACTTCTTGAAGTAGTCCGAGTTGATGTTGTTCTGGGTGCGCCCAGTGAGGGAATTCATGTGCTTGAGAGCAACGGGCATGACGGTGTCATTGTTGATGCTACCAGGGACGTAAGCCTTGGGCCTGGCAGAGAACACGTCGAACTGGACGTGGGTGTTGTCAAGACTCGGATTGCCAGAGACCTTGACGTGATACGTGACGCGGATGGGCGTGTAGACGCCTCCGTCTGGGATATCCTGGTTCATGGATGCATAAAACGGATTGCCAAGCATCGAGGTCTTGGAGAAGTAGGTAACCTCGGTGAGAGCACCAAGGGTGTTGTATTGCCACACACGACAGCCGGTAGTCGTAGTCGACGTAGCGGGTGGCGGATTGAGTGAAACGTGACGACAAGTGAAGTCGGTCAAGTCGAGCGCCAGTGGCTGGCGGGCGAGAGGAAGAATGGCGTCATTCATGACTTGAAAATTCTTCTGGACGGGACCCTTCAACATTCGATTCACGCGCGAAATTGCGCGAGCGTTGCTGTTGATAGCCCGTGAGTTACGGTAGGTGACGCGGGCCTTGGAGGGCCGCGGTTTCTTTGCTGAAACTTTTTTCTTGCGACCAAAGCGCCCACGAGGAGAAGTGCGCTTATAAGAGCTTCGAGTACGATAGTGGCGTCCATACGCCATGGTGCGGGTCTGAATACCCTACGCAAGACAGGTCCCTTTATTTGAGCGGAGCGCTACAAGGGACCTTCTGTGACCCGGGGTAAAACCCGGAAGCCTAGGCGGGTGGTTCCACCCTGTAATACCTTAGGCTTCCGGATGTTGGCTCATGTGGCTCAAGTCCTGACGGGATAGCGAGGAGAGCTCCTTCTGCGCCGTGATGGCCCAGAACCGCCAGCGGTCGCGACTCATGAACTTTAAGTCGGGAACTGCGTTGCAGAAGACCCAAATGGCCGGGCTGTCGAACCACCACTCCTTGTAGTGGTTGCGCATGTCGCAGACATGGCCCTTCTTGATCTGCTCGATGGCCACCATGAAGGGTGCCAACTTGCGCGTGTCGCCGGTGGTGAGGGCGCGTGGGAGATCCACGAAGATAATTCCTGGCTCGCGCTCTTCTTTAGCCATAAGGATGTCGCAGACGACTTGCGTCAGCTCCTTGTGGTCCCCAATGGGGGGGAGGTCGATGCCTCCATAGTGCAGCTGTGCGAGGGATGCACAGGTGCTCTTGCCGTTGTTGCCGTCGATGTCGACAACGAGATTGACGATGCGATCGTTGAAGTCCTTGCGGGACTCGAGGACGGTGCGCTGGAAGGGGAGAAGGCGGTCCATGAGGCCGCGGTACTGACGCGGGATGTACTCTGGGACCTTCCACTTGGTGTCGGACCATGGGCCCTCCTTGCGGGTATCGTACTTGAGGGTGTAGAACGCCTCCTTGGTACGGGATTCGAGGGAGCACTCGGTGACGTGCATTCCTTTCAGGTCGGTGTCGTTGAGCAGCGTGCACAACTCGCCGTGTCTCTTCTTCTTGAAGAGGGACCCCCTGCCTTGGTAGTGCGGGCGTGCGCTCGATGGACACTCCTCGAGCTGGAAGGTCCACTTCTTGAACAGCGGACGGATGAGGATCACGAACTCGGGGGTGGGTGGCAGAACGCCATCTGACCCGAAGAAAGTGAAATCCCAGTCATAGCACTGGGTGTTGTGGTCCGTGCGAGCCTTTTTGCGATCGGCCATGCCGTGTGAAATTTTTTTTCACAGACGAGCTCGCTTTTTTATACGGAGCACTCAGGGTGCCTTTATTACACAGAACACGACATGGATGTCTCTAGCGGTACGGGCGATGGATGACGGGGGGGGCGCCCCCCCGGTGGGGGGGCGGGGGGGACCCCCCCCTCCTGGGGCTCTAAACGAGCGTGGCTGCGCCAATTCTGTCTCGCCAAACGCATTCCCTCGAAATTTCGATGACCGGGATGTCTGGGTCGGGAACAGGCAG